AGCGCTGGTTAAATGAGGTGAGCTTGCCGCAATACGCAAAAGAGCTAGGCAAGCTTGAACACCTGATCCGCAATCGCGAAGGCGTGATGGACCGCATCACCTACCAGAAAATCCGCGCCTGCCTTCACCCGGATCGCGTGCAAGACCCGGCGCTGAAGAAGCGATACGAGGAAGCGTTCCGGCTTTTCACCGAGCTTGAGAAGCGCGTGCTCAACGAAAAGGAAAGCCCCACCACATTCAGGACCATGCCGCGTACCTACGCGGACTTGATGGCGATGAAAGCCAAGGTGCAAGCCACGCGCAAAGCAAAGCGGCACGCCAATCCCATAGGGCAGCGCTAGTCCTCGTTATCGAGTACCTTGCCGTCCATCTTGATGCGCCAATCGCGGGTTGGAAACCGGGCACTTAGCTCGGCCACCCGCTGCTTGGCTGCGGCCAAGGTCGGCTCGGTCGCCTGCCACCACCAGCTATCACCGGTTTCATATTCGATTTCGTACTTGCTCACGGACTGCCCTCCCGCGTGCTGCCTTCGCCTCGGCCAGGACGGCCAAGGCGTCGCGAAACCTGTCGATCGTGTATCGCTTGCCCCGCCGGTCCTCCCGGCCAAAGGCGACCGCCGTCACACCGAAGCTCCACCGCAGCCCCAGCACCCGCCACAGCAGCAGCGTGTCGCGCTGCCCGACGTGCCGCACCAGCCAGCCCAGGAAGGCATTGACCGCATGCGCGCGCTCGATCCCGAGCAGCGCCGCAACCTCGGCCTGCGTCGCCGGGTCCAGCCGGTCACCCTCACACCACTGCCCGCCACCGGACACCCGCGTCATGTGCTCAAATATCCGTTCGACCTCGCGCCCAACGAGGTAGCTCGCCTCATCGATCGCGCGATCGCGGCGCTCGCGGTCGAGCAGATCGATCCGCGCCAGGGCGCGCTGCCGGCGGCGGGCGTCGAACACATCGACCACCGCGACCGGCGTCAGCGTGCGCGCCGTGTTGTGCAGTGACGTCGGCACCGAGGGGAAGCCGCCGATCGGCTCGGGCACCCGGTCGAGGTCGTGCCTACCGGCTCCGGTACTGCGTGGCATGGGCAAGGTAATCCTTCAGGTTGACGTGGATGCCGTCACGCTCCGCGTCCCAGCGCCAGTAATCCTTGGGATCGAGCTGCCGCCCCACGTTCGCGTAGAGCGCTGCAGCCCATGCACCCAGCGCCCCGGCGTGCGCCAGCTCGACCATCTTGTCAAAGCCCGGTCGACCGCGCGCCACGAAGAGATTGCAGATGTCGATAGATCGGACCGGGTGATTGTCGATCCGCTCTCGCTCGATCCGCTTGCCGATATCTTCGATCTGCGCTCGGAAACCGGGATCACGTCGGAAGTTCATGTCAAATAGCTCGGGAGTGGCCTCGGGCACGTTCAGCGCCTTGAACCGCCCATCGAAGAACATCGCGACCTGACGCGAAAAACCATAACCGCCACCAAGCCAAATCCAGTATTCCACCCAGCCATTGTGATCCGCTGTCGGCAGCTCGTCGTCATCCGGTGCGTAGGTTCCTGGCAACCGCAGAAAGGGCGTTTGCGATCTCCCGGTCTTCGACCTCAGGGCCATGTGTGCTTCCGCCCGCAAGTCGTAGTTGGCCTTCGTCACCGGACCGCGCTTTGCCCAATCGGGTATCTGTCCAAACTCGCGCTTCTGGGTTTTTGCCATTGGTCTGCCCTCCAAGGTTTTGTTGCCGGTAGAACTCTAGCTCATCGAGAGCCTTGCGGCGCTCGGCGTCGGATACCGTTGCAGGGATACCCCCGTTCTTATTTCGCGGGTTGTACGGGGACCGTTGGAAGTTGCGGAACGCCGCTTCATGGTCGACGTAGGTCCGGCCCTTCGACCGGCACATATCGCGGAACTCGTCGGCCTCCGCAGGATCACGCTGCGCTCCCTTCGGTTGCCAATCGTCCGGCAACGGGAGCGCAGTTGGTTTCCTCCGTACCTCCTTCCCTTTCTTTGAAAGACCTTCTTCTCTTACTTCTAAAGAAAGAGCGGATTTCTGTTCGCGAGTGTTCGGATGTGTTCGCGAACGTTCGCGAACAGACCTCATACGCCCCCGTGCGCTCTCCCTCAATCTTTCAGTTTGCTTGGCATCTGCAATGAGTTGGGCCACGCGAACGATGGTCGCACCGGGCACGCCGTGTGCGACTAACACGTCGAGGATGTCATCCATCGGGGGACTCGCCGCAGGAGGAGCCCCCTACGGACACCCGTTCGCCGGTTCGCGCAAGTCACATCCGCCGGGTTGTCCCCGCTTTACCGGATGGCCCCCCAGCCCTTCAGGATGGCCAGGGCTGCGTCCAGCCCGTAGGCCACGGCACAGATCACCCCGGACTGTTTCAGCGCATCCTGGCGCTCCCGCTGGGCTGCAGACAGCCTTCCCTTGGCGACCTTCAGCTCCAGCTCATGGTAGCGCCCGGTGGGGCTGACGATCGAGATATCGCCGACGCCCGCCGTCATGCCCTGCGCCTTCAGCTCGGCCCCCATCTGCAGGGACCGCTTGGCAGCGTTGGGCGTCGACCAGAACCGCCAGCCGGGAACCTGCCGATACGCAATGTGCTCGAATACCGCCCGCTGGATCTGGGCCTCGGGCTGTGCACGCCGCTTGCGGATGAACCGCCTCACGGCTCCAGCATACCCCACAAGGCCGGGGGAGCCTCGTAGCCCTTCTCGGCCAGCGCCTTGCGCATGACCAGATAGGTGTTCGCCGGAAAGCGTCCGGTGTCGTTGCGCCAATTGCCGAGGTGGTTGAGCGAACGACCGGTGAGCTTGGCAACATTGGCCCCGCCGTCCAGCGCCTTGATCACATCCTCCATCGAATTGCACGCGATCAGGCGCGAGTTGTTTCTACGCCGAGCTATTGGCATGGGTTGACCGTTGTTTAAGGTTTCCTGTACGGTCACATATATCGGTTTTGACCCTCGGAGACAACATGGCCCTGAATGCAGCACAGCTCGCGCGCCGCACCGGCAAGCTCGGCGGCTCCGACATGAACATCGTCATGGGCGGCAACGCGGTGAAGATCAACGATCTGTGGCTGGAAAAGATGGGCGATAAAATCCCCGACGATCTCTCCGATGTCTGGCCGGTCTATCGCGGCAGTGAAACCGAGCAGATGCACCTGAACTGGATTGAGCGGCGCGGGATAGACGGCGGCGTCGTCGGCATCAGCAGACGCGGCGACACCGTCGACCACTACCAGCACGACTGGGCCATGTGCACGCTCGACGGCTGGGTCAACGAATTGAAATGCCCGATCGAGGTGAAGTGGACGAACGGCAACGAGCCGTTCGATCCGGTCATCCGCGATCGCTACTTCCCGCAATGCCAGTGGCAGATGGAAATGACCGGCGCGGAGCAATGCGCACTGTCGGTGATCATGGGAGCAGCCGAGCCGGTCGTCGACATCATCAGGCGCGACGCTGACTACGCCAAGCTGATGCTCGAGCGCGGCTGGACGTTCATCCAGCACGTCAGGAACAGAACGCCGCCGGTCGATCTGCCGATGGTGCCGCTGCCGGTCGACGCAACGCGCGTTGTCGACATGAACGGGAATAACGAGTTCGCACATCACGCCGACATCTGGCTGCAGCTGCGCGACAGCGCGGACGCCTACGACGACGCCGCGAAGATACTCAAGAGCATGGTGCCGCCCGACGCCAAGCGATGCTTCGGCTATGGCGTGCAGATCACCCGCAATCGCCTTGGCAACCTGTCACTGCGACAAATGAAGGACGAATGAAATGGCACTGCCTCAGAAGAAACAAGACAACACAGCCGACGTGATGGAGCGGCTGATCATCGAAGGCGATCTGGGAGGCCTCACGCCAGAGCAGCGGGTGATCTACTACAACCGCGTCTGCGACAGCATCGGTGTAAACCCGGTGACGCAACCGTTCCAATACCTCAAGCTGCAGGGCAAGCTGATCCTGTACGCCACGCGATCATGCGCCGATCAGCTGCGCAAGCTCCACGGCATCAACATCGAGATCGTGTCGCAGGACATCAGCGACGGCTTGCTGACGGTCCACGTCCGCGCCAGAGACAGCACCGGGCGCGTGGACGAAGACCTCGGTGCGGTACCGTTCCCTGATACGCTGCGCGGCGAGGTACGCGCCAATCAGATTTTGAAATGCGTGACGAAGGCCAAGCGGCGCGTGACACTGTCGATCAGTGGCTTGGGCTATCTCGACGAGACAGAGGTCGAGAGCATCCCTGGCGCAGAGAAGGTACCACCCGTCGCGCTGAAGCCTGCGAACGTCACCTTCGAGCAGGCCG